TAATTTCAGCATCACAAGAAATTTCTACTAAGTTAGGGTCACCTGACCAAGTTTTCTTAGAAAGAATCCTTGTAAGTTTTTTAGGCATCTGGTTTGGATTCAAAGCAGTCTCATCGTAATAAGCTTCTAAGTAATCACCAACTTTAATTTCTGTATATCTAGAACCTCTAACAAGAATCTTATTAGGTTGATAAGTATAACCACTTGGAAATTCTAATTCAACTGATTGTTTATAGTTAGAATCTAAAGATTTAATCCAAGTAGTATTGTTAGCCCAAAGTTGATCTCCAGGTGTAGTACCATCAATACTATCAAAAGGAACAGTCGAACTTAGAGTTCTATCTTCAAAATTTACTTTCAAGTTCAACTCATTATCTAAATACATATCCAAATAAATTGGAGCATCTGCCAAGCTACTATTATAAGAGAATAAGTTCTCTAGTTTTGACAAGAATTCATCTTTAACGTTTTGTTCAACTTCAAACCCATAATAACTATATGTTGCTGAAGATGTGAAACCATAAGATCCACCAGATAAGATATCTAAAGCATCTGCTCTCTGTTCCGAAGTTAATGTTAATAAGTTAAATCCTGTCAAAAAATTGAATCCACCAGCGGCAGCAAGTGCTAAGTTTACACTATCATTGAATCCATTATCTGCTGAAACTTTAAATACACCACTATTCAGAGAACCTGATAATAAAAATTGATATCCGAAATTATTTCCAACTTCGTTGAAGTATCCTTTATTTCTATTGATTATCTGAGTTCTAACATTTCCAAAATAATCTTCTTCAGTTTCATCCACTCCGAATACTAAGTAATCAAAACCAGCCATTGAAGCTGTCACAGATTCACCTGAAATCCAATAAACTTGAAGAGGTGAGTAGTTTGTTTTTTGATAAGTTACATCAGTAGTATTAATAATACCTTGTTCATACTTTTGGTAGAAGTTTGAGTATCTAGCTGCAACACCATAGGTTCCTGCGATAGTTGATTTAGTTTCAAGTCCATTAGGTCCTAAAATAAATTCATTGTCAAATTTATAAACTACTAATGGAATATTGTAATCGGCTAAAGAAGAGATGTCATTACTAGATACGAAATAATTATCTACATAATCATCTTGAACAACCACGTTGTTTGATGGATTGGTTGTAGGTATAACACCATGAATTTCGAATGATCTGTTTAATGTATTAACATCTTTAATATTTTTGATATCAATTAGAGCCAAACTTAATTTCTGACTAAAACCATCCAAAGTTTTAAGTGGATCAAAAAGTAACACACCCTTATCTGAAGCAGAACCATTTAGGTAATCCAAAAGATAATTGAAGTTTTTGATTCTTCTATATCTCTCATAATCTCTTGGTGAAATAGATTGATTAGTATCAATAAATTCTACTTTCATTGAAGCTGAACCAACAATAGTATATTGAAAATCTCCACCAGGTCCACCAATCAAAGGTAAAAATGCGTCATCACCACCAGCATTAGCTGTTCCGATTGTAACATTGTGGAAAGTCACAGAAGATGTTACAAATGAACCAAAATAGTGTGAAAAAGATGCGTAACCAAATACTATATCAGTTGCCGAAACAAGTGGCTTAGTACTCGGAGAAGTTGTTTGATAAGATTTGATATTACCAGAGGCATCAACAGCAAAAGCCGCGTAAAAAGATTTAGCAGTTGCAGTAGTTAAAGTGCTATAGTAACTAGTACTCAATTGAATGACACCATTTAATCCTGTCACAGCATTTGGGTCGGATGCGGTGTCCTTGATATCAACCAATTGACCACCGATAACAGCGTATCCATTATTTGAAGCAGGTATAGCTAAGTCATAAGTAACTGAAATAGTCATTCCACTAGCCGTAGCCACAGAACGATAAATATCATTTACATAACCTTCAGAAAACCAGTAAGTTCTTTCTTTTGAATTCACATAACCTTCTTTGATACCACCAAGTTGATTAGCCATATCAATTGAATTCCAGTATGAATGGTCTCCAGGAGCAATTGGTTTTGATTGTGTGCCAAATAAAGCCATAACGTTACCTGGTCTGTCAAGAACAGTTTGAAGAAATGAGTTACTGTCAGTGATAGTTTCCTCATAAGAAAGGAATTTAATTTTAACTTCACCATCACCAGAACCATCATTCGAGTCAAGCTCTTCATAATTTGTAGGACCAGAAGTTGGAGGATTTGCAGTCAAATCATCACCAACCATATTATTACCAATAAGGTCAACTAAACCTGTTGGGTAATCAGTTTCAAAAAGATCAGCATTGAATGAACAGAAAACACCATGTTGGTCTGTTCCTCTATTAATTACAGTTTCAATAAAAATATTTTGACCGTTTAAATCTCTAAAATAAGGTATTAGGGACAATCCATCAGCATAAGCTAATGTTGTTATATTTCTATCATTAGTAAATGCAATCACTTGATTCTTTCTCAAACCGGTAGGAGAGAAGTAATTAGAAAATCTTGGATCAACTGATAAACTTCTGTAATCAGAATAGTCACCAGCAACCACAACAACATCCACTAAATAATCTGATGCTAAATCGGTAGGATTAACATAAGGAGGCAATTTCTCAATTCCACCATACCACTCAAGAAGTGGTCTATCGAAACCGACTTTTTTTGATTTGAAAACAAAGATTGTTACATACTTATCAGATAAGTTTGTAAAGTTTAAAACTCTTTTTTCATAATCAAGGTCAGCCTTAGTTATATTGATGAATGACTCTGTATCTCTTTTCCAGAAACCAGTTGTATCAAAAAATCTTCTATAAGGTGCCAATCTCTCAATATCGTTTTGAGCAGTTGTTTGAGCAGAAAGAGATTGATACTCGATTCTATCAAGTGCATCATCAGTTAGTAACAAGTTGATTGCAAAAACTGGAGAAGATTCCAACATCTTAGATATAGTTCTATGAAAGAAAGAACCCTTTCTCTCTAATTGTCTATCAAGAGGTCCAAATATATTTTCTAATTCACCAATTGTCTTTAATAAGATAGGTGTGTTAACTGGTCCTTTCTTGGAAACTCCAATGATGGTGTTTGTTATACCTTCTACAATCGGACTTGAAATAACTGAATTATCAAATTCTTCGATGAAGATTCCTGGTCTTTTGTATTTACCGATTTGGATTGCCATATTCTTAAATTTATTTTTTATTTATGTTATATATAAAATAGAAAAAACCATATTTTTCTATTTTTGACTAAGATTTTTAATTTTCTGCTCTTCTACTTTCATCATCGCTTCGAAATTAGTCTTCTTAGTTTTGTAATTTTTATCAATCTTAGCATATTCTGAATTGTTGAAGAGTATTGTTTGATTTAAAGTCTTCAAATAATCACGACTCTTTTCAATTCTTTCCGAAACCTTAACCTTTTGAGATGAGTCATCTAATTGATTAAATCTATCTTTTAAATCATTCATTTGTTTCGTTAATTCATCTACTCTTTTTTTATCAGTTTCAATCTGAGTTGATAATCTATCAGCTGTTCTTTTTAAAGTATAAACACTTTCAAGTTCTTTGAGATATCGATTTCTTTTTTTAACATCTTTTTCATTAGCATAAACATTTTTTTGTAAATCAATATTTACTTCCGAATCTTGTCTTTGGGAATTATCAAATATTTTTTGCATAACATCTTTCTTCGATCTATAATAAGCAATATCCTTTTGAATCATATCAAGTGATTCCTTATTAGTCTTTTCATTATCTTTGACTAATTCATCTGATCCTGGTGTTTCTTGAATCTCTACATCATCTGCCTCTAGGAATAGTTTAAAACCTTTAAGAAATTTCATAATTCTATATATTGATTTATTTAAACTAAAAACCCCCAAATCTGGGGGTTTTTGTTTATTTGAACTTTGAAAGTTGTGCTTGATATTTTGTCTTTATTTTACTTAACTCTGAATCTCGTTGTGAATCGCTAACTAATCGCTTTTGATATTTTTCTTGTAAATTGGCAACATCGGACAGAAAATTCCAATACATCTCAGTTAATTTAGGATTTACTAACATTTTACCTTCTTCACCTCTAACATCACCTATAAAGTGTTTACCATTTATTACAAGTGAGTAAGAGTTTTCTTTAAAACTACCCCATATCTTAGAACTTTTTCTATGCTTTGAGTAATTTTTAAGTACCGCAACATCAGTGTCATCAATTTGAGTATTTTGTTTATTTTTAGATTCAACTTTTCCAACCTTTGTAATTTTAGTTTGAGATTTCGGAACTCTCATAATTCTAGCCTCTTTCACTTCACCTGAGCTCTCAATAGACGAATCTTGTTCTTCTTTCTTCTTGGTTAATGTCACCTCTCTTCTATAATCTGCAAATTTCTGAACCTCAATTTTGTCTATATTTTCCAATAAATCTTGGAACACTTCTATTGCTTTTGAATCGAATTCATACTTTTTTCCAAATCCGAACAACTCATTTTTAGAAAAATTTTCAAAATTAAGTATCTCTATCATATCAAGTTTGGTTTAATTTTGTTGATGTGATTTTTAATATTCTTCTTCTGATTCTGATTATCAAATTTACAATCTTTAAAAGGACTCTTCTCTTTATTATCAATAAGTACTGATGGTTCTGACTCCAACTTGTAGTCCAAAATTCCTTCATTATCTAATTTTCCATATACATCCCAAGTTTCAAGTTTTATAGTTTTCCCATCAATAAAATTTTGTTGAGCATTGACATCAAACTTAACAACTTTAGCATCACTTACTGGATTTCTTTTTTCAGAAACACTACAATTTTTAGTATCAAAAACAAAAGAGTCGAAAATTAAGAAATAAACAGAGTTTTGAATTTTTTTCAAAGTATAAAAATATTTATATTTACCGTTAGCCTTAATTCTAAAAACCAATCCTTCAGACTCATCACTCTTAAAATAATCCTTAAAAGCTGATTTGCTTCTCATCTCATCAACCTTATTCCACTTTTCAAATTTACATAAAGTTTGTTTAATCTCACCTGCTGTTTCAGTATTGCCATTAGCATCCTTTTTAAATCCAGAGAAGACTATACCACCCAACTTATCAATGGAATCCTTATCAAGGCCAAAATACTCATTTAGAAATTTAGGCAATGCACCATCTTTTTTATACATTTCTGAATCAGATAATAGTCTATTTACGAAACGAAGAAGTATTTTACCCAAAGGCTTTGCTCCTTCAATTTCTGCTTTTCCTTGTTTAGATAAATTATCCTTACTGATTTTAGCAACCTCAGTCTTTTCTTTATAATTCCAAGCAAATTTAGCATCATCACTAAATATTGTTGTTCTGTATTTAGAATTGCTCAAAATATTCATAACAGCCTCATTCCATTTTTCATATAACTCAATATTTCTATAAGGACCTGAACCAGGAGCATCTGGAGTACCATCTCGGTCACCCAGGTTTTCATATTCCATGAAAACAGATGTTGAAACTTTACCACCAGTTCTTCCAGATGGAATTATACCTGGTGTGTGCAATCTCCACGCTCTTTGAAACAATCTAACTATTTCCATAATTGGATCAGCACCAGTAATTATAATAGTGTCTCCTTCACTTCCTAATCCTTTGATTTCCTCCACATTAGACTCTTCTATTGAGAACTTTTTGATTATCTCATCTGTAAATAGTTCATCAAACTTATCAGAGACCTCATCATAATCAACTCCTTCTGTTTTCTCAAATATTTTTGAGAAACTAACATAATTTGATATTATAGATTCCTGTTTCTTTTCTACTTTCCCTGTTATAATTTTTAATGGTGCTGATAATTCCTCTCCACTTTTACTCTTAAAGAAGAACCTATCTCCCTCGACTTTTGTAATTTCTTTTTCACCTTCACCACCCTTTGTCAATTTATATTTAACGGTATCACCAGCTTTATATTCTTTTTTAACACCACCAAGTTTCGGAAGTGTCTTCTCAAGACTATTAAATGAGTTTACAAAAACTTTAACTGGATTAGTACCAAGTGCCTGACCCGTTTTAGGATCTCTACCTCTTGAACCATAGGCACTAGCAAGACCTAAGTCTTCATTGAAAGAAAGTAAGATTTTACCGAATAATGAAATTGCTTTAGGCAAATCATTGTCATAAATACCCTCTTTTATCAAATCGTCAAAGGATATTGGCTTTCCAACTGTTAACTTATTAGTAATTACTTGCTTACAAACTAAGATAATATTCTTCTTAGCTTGAATAGCCTTTTCTTTACCATCTTTAACACCAACTGATAAAAGCTCCTCTATTTGTGGAATATATTTAGCAATTCCCGACTTATTATAAGCATCTACAACTTTTTTCCAAGCATTTTTCGCATGTAATTCACCCTTTTGTAAATTTTGTTCGACTTCCTCAAACAGTAGAGATTCATTTGATACTTTTTTAATTTCTTTTTCAACTGATTTACTAGTAGGAGATGGCGTCTTTTCGGTTTTTGAAACATCTTTTGAACCACCAGGCAATTCTTTCTTCTTATTTCTATCAAGAGCTTCTCTTTCCAATCCACTTAATATTCCAGCATACTTCTTAAAATAAGAATCAAAAAGTGTTATATTTGCTTTATCTTTTTTTAACTTATAGGAATCTAATCCAGCCTCAATAATAGGAACAAGTTGCCTTAAAATAGACAATTTATTTTCTGGTTTAGCTTTATCAAATGTTGTCTTTAGTGAATTAAACTTTTGTAGGTCAAATTGCAGACCAACATTAATCTTTTTACCATATTCTTCTTCTGAAAAACGAACTACATTATTTTTAATCATATTGTGTAAATCTACAACTGATTGTAAAAGTTTTTTAGATTCTTGGAAAAATATTTGATTATAATCACCGATATCACCGCTATCACCTTCATCAGACAATCCTTCTTCATCTGAATCAGAATTTTTACTAACATTTTTTAATAATCCCTCTAAATATTTTTTGAACTCCTGAAGAACTTCTATTAGCTCCTCCTTATCTTCTAAATAATAACTTTGAACTTGACCAATTAAAAATACAATGTGCGAAATAATATTTGGAATATCTGATTCAGTACCTTCTTTACCAGATTCACCTTTAACCATTTTTTCTAATTCACCTATTAAACAACTGGTAGTAATAAATGATTTTACCCCATTATTAGCTATTACTTTACCAGAATCAACTAGTTCATCAAAAATAGATTGTAATCTTTTACCAAGAGAATCTACTCTTCTAAGGTTAATCGCAATTTTTCCCTTTCTTATAATAGAATTAATCATTCGACCAACCCAAGAATCTCCCCAATTAACATCATTGGCAAAAGCCTCATTGTATTTTGGCACACCAGTATATTTGATATATCTTTGTGTCCTTAATGTGTCTAAGTATTGTTCTCTCGTCAAAATCTTATTCATAAATATTATATACTTTTAATTTAACAGTATATATAAAATTATAAATATCTTTTTTGAAAATTGAAAATTATTCCATATATTTGTAACACAAACAATAAATAATATGAACTTTAATAACTTCAAAGTAATCTCAATAAGTTTGAATAAATATTCAACTATCGAAGAGTATAAAAAATTAGCTGAGGACAATAATGTTCCACTTATACCCGAAGCTATGATAGAAATGAGAGCAAAGTTTTCTAAAGCATTTATTGATATCAAAAACGGAATTGTTGTCGCAGTAGTTAGAAAAGATGGAACATTTGCACTAACAGAAGATATGGAAAAATCACTTTCCAACATCAAACCATTAACGATGAAAGAATCTAACTCAGCTCTAAAATTAGACTATGAAGTAGATGATTTACTTGATAAAATAAATGAGAAAGGAATTGAATCTCTAACAACAAGAGAGAAACTATTCTTGAATAGAAATTCTAAGTAACCAAAGTAAAGACAAACCCAACCCAAAAGGTTGGGTTTTTTCTTTTTTCTAAAAAAATCCATATCTTCTCCAAATTAGTTTTGTAACATCAATATATAACGTAATAATAATTTTGGTTATACTTTATGAGATATACGGAACTCGTGATTGATGGCAAGGCAATCAAATCACAAAATGAAATTCATAAACAATTACTCCTGAAAAAGTTTTACTGGCTCTTAGACTCTGAAATCGAGAATGCTCAAATAGAGATTAAAAATGATACTCTAATTTGGCATTCGGGAGATTTCTACTCTGGTGACTGGGAATATGGCATTTTCAAATCAGGTAATTTCTATGGAAATTTCATAAATGGAATATTCGAAAATGGAAATTTTAAAGGAAAATGGCAATCAGGAATCAATTTAAAATCTGAAAGGATATAAAAAACAATCAATTAACATGAAAAAGAAGAAAGTAGCTGTAATGAGACCCAACAATGTTTGGAACTCTGAAATGATTAAAATCGGTCAAGATTTTAATGGTTATTATTTCGAAATAGGAACGGAGGTAACTAATGATTTAGCAGAAGCGGTGGCAATTTTGATGAGATTGAAATCTAAATGGAATGACCAGATTTGGAATCTAGAAATATCTGAAATTGATTACTATAATATTGAACCCTCAAAATGTTTATATTGGTTGGCCGGTGGAGATGAAGAGTGGGTAAGTGAAGAAAACTACAAAAAATACTGGCACGAAGTTCAATTAGAATTTCAAGAAGAATTCGGTGTTTTAATAATTTCTATCTTGAAGAAATCTAAAACATTAAAAGATGTAAGAACAGGATTTTTAAAATATCTGAATCTAGCAACACTTTATAACTTCGCAATTGAAAAAGGAATAGCTTAAAAATTAAAACCCAGTCAAAAATGACTGGGTTTTTTAATATATAGATATATGAAATATCTACAACTATTCGAAAACTTTGATGAAGAAAAGAAAACTATTGAGAACTTTCCTCAAAGTGTAAAGAACATCTACAAAAGATTTAATAGTCAATCTCGTAAATCAATTGATGATAATGTCGAGAAATTTGCCAAAGTGGCTAAGAAAGTATTCTATAACGATAAGAAAAGTTGGAAAGACTACTTCAAAAATAAAGAAGTAAAGAGTCTAAATAACTTAACTCAGGTCGTAGATTCTTTAGAAAAATGGTTAAAATAATATGAATAATGCTCATTTTATAGACTTAGACGTAATTCTTAAAACCGAATCTAAACCTTGGATTGTTTCAAAAGAAAATCCTAATATACCTATTTTGAAAATAGATCCGGCTGATTTTAAAACATTTCAATCTGGAATCTATCGAAATCAAAATAATAAAATAGAATTCAACGGCAAAACATTCTGGCTTTCTAATGAAGCTATGAATAAAGTTAAATTGGCTGCCAAAAAGTATAGAGCTGACCTTTCAAACCTCGCTATTTCACTCCAAGAGTATCTCAACCCACAACTAATTGAGAATATACCTTTCCAAATCGATTTATCTCCGTTTAATTCAATAATTAACACCGATGATGATATTTATATCATCTGTTCAAAGAATAATAAAAGAAACTACGAAAAACAGATTCAAAAATTGGAGGAAGATTTAAAAGAAAAAGGTTTAAAAATAAAAAACTTCTATTATATATCCGAAACATTTATGAATCGCAATGAAGATGATATTTCTCATCTTAAAGTTAAACTCATTCTACAACATCTCATTGGTTTGAAAACTGAAGTGGATAAGATAGTAAATGAGGAAATAAAAGACTATACTCAAATCACCTTCTATGATGATAGTAAATCATCTATTGAGTTATCCAAAAGAATAAATAATGTTTTGGAATCCCTCTTAATGAAAACTGAAAAAGATGTTAAATTAAAAGTTAAAGATAAGATTAAAAATATGGAAAATGTTTTAGTGGTAAAAGAATACACTCATAATAAATCCAAGAAATTTTTAGAAACTATTGTTCAGTTAGAATATTCTAATGTGATTAAGAATTTTGAGAATTACAATTTAATAAATAAAAAATAAAACAACGGATATGATTAAAAAATTTAACGAATATTCACTTAACGAATCTATAAGTGTCACCACACACATAGTTTTAATGATTTTATTTATCAAGTTGAATAGATTAACACCCAGAAAAATGGCTGAAAATCTTAAATCTTGGCTGGTTGATTTTTCCTCTTTTGCTAGCGCATATGGTTATCCAATCGATAAAGATGTTCTTGATTATAAAATTCAAACAATTATTGACAAGGCATTTGAAAAAATTGACAAAGTAGCAGACAGAGAAATTATTTAACTTTTCTTTTTCAAAAGTGCCTCGTTAATCATATCATTCAATTTCTTAGAATCAACAACTTGACCATCATCCACCGAATCATCGGATTGAGATTGTGGATTATTTTGTTTCATCTTATCAGCCACTTCAATTAAATCTCCACGGAAGTCTTTATAGAACTTTTCTAAATCACTTCTCATCGTAGAAGCAAATTTAGAGTTTTCACGAACCTCTCTAATTGTCTGATTGATTACTTCGTGCATTCTTGCTGAATTATCACCGTTATCCACTTGTCTCAACTGAGAAAGAAAGTTTTTACGAGTCATTTTCTGTAAGAAAAGAGTCTCAGCATATACAAGTGAATCCTCTTTTACTTTATTTCTAATATAAGCATTGTGTTTAAGTTCCGGAAACTCACCTAAATACAAATCAACCAACGACTCAAGTACTTCCATACCTTTTTGACTAACCATTGTTAAGTCAGCATCATAATCATAAAGTTCAATTTGACCCAAATCAGGTAAATCATCAATAGTTGCTAAGTGTTGACTGATATCAAACTCTTTATTTTCCTCTTGAATTAAATCAAATTCATCTGTTAATCTACTTTTCTCTTTTTCCAATTTTGATTGAGTTCCCATAAGTGAGTGTATTATTTGTATATATATGTAAAGTATATAGTAAAAAAGTTTATTTCCTTTATGTCAAAACAAATAATTTGGAACACAAAAATGATAGAAGAAGCCGCTGAAAAGATTAATAACGGTTTCGTTTTAAGTAGAATAGAAAATCCATTCTATGAAAATACAATTGGATTAAGAAAATCTGGATTAACATTTCGAATGTCATCTACTGAAATTGATGAATATGTTAAATGTAAAATGGATATTCAATATTTTGCCGAGAAATATTGTTGGGTCAAAGGTGAAAAAGGCGAACCTGTGCGATTAAGATTGAGAGATTATCAAAAAGAAATCTTAGATAACTTCTTTAACAACCGATTTAACATTCTAATGGCCTCAAGACAAACTGGTAAAACCATTTCATCAGCAATAACAATGTTACACTTTGTTCTCTTCAATAATAACAAAAATGTTCTTGTAACCGCCAATAAATTAGATACCGCAGTTGAAGTACTTGATAAAATCGGAGAGATATATCAAAGACTACCTTTTTTTCTTCAACAAGGTATTCTTAACTGGAACCAAAAATTTAGAGTTTTTGAAAACAAAAGTAGAATTAAAGGATTTGCCACAACTAAAACAGCTTCTATTGGACAATCTGCCGACTTTCTTTATCTAGATGAGTTTGCTTATCTACCAGATAATATTGCTGATAAGTTCTATAAATCTGTTTTCCCAACCATTGCTAACATTGACAACTCTAAAATTATCATAACATCCACACCAAGTGGATTTAATCTATTTCACAAATTACTTATGGAAGCTGAAAAGCCAGAAGGTGAAAAATCATCTTATATAGCTAAGAGAGTCTATTGGTGGCAAGTTCCGAAAAGATTTGTGACTTACGTTAGGTTGAATACCAAGAAATTAGAAGAATTCAATATTACATCTGAACAGGTTTTAAACCATCTAAAAGAAAGATTTCCAAAAAACAACTCAGAGTTATACTATAACGAAGAATTGAAAAAATGGGTTATTAATGTATTCAACTCAGTTGATTGTTCTGAAGATGATGTAATTAGAGAATCTATTGGTGAAATAAAACTACCACAGATTGCTGAAATAACCACTTGGAAAAAAGAAACTATCAAAGATATCGGAGGGGAAGAAGCATTTAACCAGGAATTTGACTTGAGATTTATTAACTCATCAAGAAGTCTTCTCGATGAGGCACTTATTGACGAACTAACCAGAAATAAAAAACAATTTGAATGGAAACCAATTGATGAATTTGATAGAAAGTTAAGATTTTCTTATCAAGACTTAAAATGGTCAACTGATGAATCTGTTTATGATTCGAGATTAAGAAAAGATTATAAGATAGTTTTATCTATTGATGTTGCGGAAGGATTAGGTTTGGATTATTCAGTAATTAACATATTCAAAATGGTTCCTAAACCGGTTGATTTAATTAACTCACAAAAAGCCAACTATAAAGATGTTTTAGATTTTGTCAGATTAGAACAAATCGGTATTTATAGATGTAATATTGTATCTGTGGCTGATTTAGCTGAAATAGTTTATCTTTTATCATTTGAACATTTTAATTCAGATAACGTTAAATCGGTTTTAGAGGTGAATACCTATGGTAATGAGTTACTAGCTCACTTACCAAATGTTTTCGGTGGAAATAATGACTATGGATCCGGTGTATTTTTCCGATTTAAACATAGAGTTGATGCTTTAGATGAAAAGATTGGTCTGAAAGTAGGTGAAAATAAAAATCTAATGGTAAAAGACTATCAAGATAGACTTCATAGTAGAGCAATTATTGTTAGTGAACATGAAACGATACAAGAAATGACTACATTCATTAAACACACTACAACTGCTGGTAATGTTAGATATGCAGCTGATGGTTCATCACACGATGATACAGTAATGACACTTGTAAACTTAACCGCAATTTATGGTAAAAATGATTTTAAAGGTATTGTAGAAGACCTATTCACTGGTCTTCAAAACACCGAAATACAAAATCTAATTGAAGAAGTTTTGAAAAGAGTTGAATATACGGAAGGCGTAGATTATAAACAACTACTAGACGTTAGAAGAAGACATCTAACATCGAGTAGAAGAATTCAAGAAGCACGTAAAGGTTGGGGATTGGAAGGTTAATTCTCCTCTAGAGTTACACAAAGTCCAGCATTCTGAAGCTTCTCTTTCATAATTGAAAGTTTTTCAAAATCACCATACTTAACATCACATTCACCTTTGAAATGAACTAGGTGAGCGATTTGATTGGCTTGCTCGTATTCATGTCCACATATCTTCATTAGACAAGTGATTACCCAATCAAAAGAATTAAAATCATCATTATGTAGTATGATTTTAAAGGGTTTAGATAAAATTTGTTCAACTTCTGATTTAGTTTTCTTTTTTGTAATTGTTGCCATATTATTTACTTGAATTTATTATCAATGGGGTTTTATCAGATTTTGTTACATCAATAATCTCAACACGACATGGTTGAAACCTTGCCCACATTTCAAATTGAACAAGATGATCGTGTCTATCATCATACATAACAAAAACTTCTGGTTTATATTTATTAATTAAATCCTCAAAAAGTTTAGTTTTGAACTTGTAAGTTTCTCCTCCCCAGTTACACTGTACTAAATCAAACTCAAGATTGTGTGATTGTAAAACCTTTTCAACTTCTCTTTGTAATTTAAGAAGTCGACCAGTTGCTAGTATAACCATAGTATCATCTTCAGCGACTGCTTCTAAATATTTTTTATAAACGAATGGATTGACAGGAATATCAAAAATATTCATATCCAGAGTTTCTTTCTTAGACCACCAACCGGTATAAGGCCAAACTGTACCAGTTTTTTCTTTCCATATTTTTTCACCTTCTATTGGTTCAGGTGTGAAACACATTGTTCCATCAAAATCAAAGCTGACTATTTTTTTCATCAAAATGAGAAGTTAATTTATAGATATATATTAAGTAAGCTAATATACAAAAAATAATTAAAAAATGAAAACATTATTTAAAACATTATTTATGAAACCGGACTCAGAAACTCTGGACATAAAATCCATCATGATCGTAGTTCTATTTGTCATATCTGGTATATTTTTTACACAATGGTATTTCGGTGGTGAAAATCATAGAAAAGAAAGAATATATCTCCAAAAACAAAACAAAGAATTACAAAAACAAAAAGAAGATTTATCGAAAGACTTTGATAGACTTCGAAAAAAGTTTGAAAAAGATTCAACAGATTTAGAAAAAATTAAAATTGAAATAAAATATCTAGATATCAAATTAAAAGATAAAGATGCTCAAATATACAAAGCTAATAAAGATTTGAAAGATTTCAAAGCTGGTATATCAAAAACTAAAGCCGAAATTCAAGATTTAAAAGATAATCCAATTAAAAGAACTGGTGATAATCTTTTAGAATCTATAAAAGAAAAAACGAAATAATTATGAAAAGCTTATTACTAACCTTAGGTTTAATTCTAACAGTTATGTTAGGATTCTCACAGACATCTTTCGTAAAAGCAGATTTACCACAATACTATGTTCAAAATGGTGATACAATCGGCATTCTTCTAACTATCGAACAAGTTCAAAAATTAGACAATAATACAGAACTGTTAGGTTTATTTGAAAAACTTTCAATTAAATGCGATAGTTTGGATACCTACTATATAGGTGTTATAAATAAAATGAATGACAAAATCGCAATTCTGAATGTCAAAATTAGTAAACAAGATGAAGCAATGAAAAAACAAGATGGTATGGTAAATGACTTAAAAGCACAAGTAGCTAATGCACTTTTCAGACTTGATTTATGCGAACAACAAAGAAGTAATGACTCAACAATCATTAAAGGATTAAAACAAGATCTAACTAAAGCAAAAGTTAAAGGAATAGCTGGGTGGACAACAACTGGTGTTGTTTCTGCGATAGCAATTTTTCTTGGTATATTTTTCGGAACAAAATAACAAAAAATGACTTTTTATAAGTAATATATATGTTATAAAAAATATCTTAAATAGGATGAAACACATTAGAAAATTTGAATCTTATCGTACTAACAAGAGAAGAGATGAAATCATAAAAGAATCGGTTCTTCAGGTTAACGACATTTATAAAGTAAGAACTTTGATTGATATTCCACAATCTCTTATTAACGCATATGTTAAAAAGGTTAAAGATAACACTGGAAAAAATTTAAGACAATTCTTTGGTGATATAGATATCGCAGAAGAAATTGTAAAATACGTTACTTTGAACTTCACTAATGTTGATCAAGTTCCAGCTGGTGCACTTACTGGTGACGCTCAAGGAACACCTGAAGGACAGTCACAAGCACAGGCACAACCTCAAGCACAGGCACAACCTCAAGCACAGGCACAACCTCAAGCACAGGCACAATCTCAAGTAGGTCAAGTTCAGGTTCAAACAGAAGCTGAACCACAAGAACAGGCTCAAGGACAGACTCAAGGACAAGGTCAGGCTCAAGGACAAGGACAGGCTCAAGGACAAGGAGAATTTGAAGAAGTAGGTGAAGAAGAAGGTCAAGGTGAAGAAGAAGGTCAAGGTGAAGAAGAAGGTCAAGGTGAAGAAGAAGGTCAAGGTGAAGAAGAAGGTCAAGGTGAAGAAGAACTTCCACTTTAATTAGATAATTAAATTTAAAAATATCTGAAACGAAACATCAAAAGTGTTTCGTTTCTTTTTTTATATATACTATATGAAATGGATTAAAACTTTTGAAAATTACAACGGAATTAAAGATCTAATAATTGTTGACGTACAGAAAGCATTTAGTAAGTACTTCACCGAAATGTATATTAATCAATTAACAAAATACTGTAATAATTTTGAAAATGTTTATCAGATATTTGATAATCATCACGAGGGTAAAAATGTAGATAAAGACTATCTATATGATAAGAATCCAGATATTCCTATTTCAGATGAGTTTTATAACTTTCCAAATGTAAAAGAAAGAATAGAAAAACGATATAATTATGATGTAGATGCTGACTTCTATAAGAAGATATTAGATAAAGAAGTTTATGATAAAATATCCAATTTAGAAGACAAAAAAGGACTTAAAAAAGGTGATATGTTCCCAACAAAAGAAGGAACGGTTATTGTCTATATTGGTAACAAGCACGTCTGGTTTCATTCACCTAAAAAACTTTATGATATTTTACAATATCTTAAAGGTAAATCTGTTGAAATTATTGGAGGAGCAGATTCTGAATGTCTCGAAGATGTAGTGACTCTTGCAGAGAAATTAGGAGTTAATATCAAAAGAAATTACAAATATATCTACTCAGCATCACATTGTCCTATAAAATGAAACTAATATTAGAAATATCATCTTTCCAACTAATTGGTAAAATCTCTAAGTCTTTAGAGGATTTATTTGACTATGTACAAGTAAAAAAGAATACTATTTATTGCTCAAACATTTTAGACAAAGGAAAAAATCCATTAGTTAGAATCGACTCTAAAGAACCATGTAAAGGTTTAATGTTGAAAATAAATAACGACTCAGTTGAGATAAAATCAATAGTCAACTCGACTAGTGAAAAAGGTTTTGCAACTAAAGTCATAGAATCTTTAATTGATACATTACCAATCGATTTTAAAATTATTATTGATCAAGATGTGAGTGGTGGTTTCTGGGATAAATTGATACAAAATTATCCAAATGTGACTTTTGAAAAGAAATAAATAATATGAAAAATATGCAGATTAATGAAAAATCGAAATCTAAAAAACAACAAAGACTAATGGGAGCGGCTTATGCTTACGCAACCGGTAAGAATAAGGATGTACCTGAATACATAAAAAATGTTGCTAAATCCTTTATGAAGAAGGGAAAAAAGAAAGGTTCTAAAGCATTAAAAGATTTTGCTAAAACTAAACACAAAGGATTACCAGAAAAAGTAACTAAAGTCGAAGAATCACTAACACATCTAGTTAGATTTTCAGAATTTAAGGTTTGATTTTTTCAGCTAAATATTCCGAATAACTTATATTAGTTTGATCATCAATATAAAGGTTCTGACTCAAATAGTCAGTATAAGAAATAGATTTATCAATAGATTCGGCTATATACTGACTATAATTAATAGTATTATTTCTACTATTTCTTAATTGTTTAATCTTTTTAATTTTATCTTTCATCTAATAAAAAACCCTCCGAAGAGGGTTTAATTTTTAAGATTGTAATTGTATTTCAGTCTTAGGAAGAACCTCTGATAAAATAACATCAGAAGCATCCATTCTCAAAGCCCATTGAGATATTTCTTCTGGTAATCTTTTTGCAGTTGCATCATAATAATTAATCACCTTAGACACTTCACCAATTCTAACAAGAAGTTTAGAAAATACATAAGCCTCCTTAGCTAATCCTTTAACCTTATGATTTTGAATTAGATGGTAGATATAAGTCAATTCAGTTGCTGTAACCTCAAATAACTTAATCTCAGTATCATTTTGATATTTAGTTCCTTCCATACCACCAAGAAGTTCAGTAAGCTCAATAGCGATGAAAACAGTGTTTACATCATATTCTAACTTCTTCAAAATTAAATCGGTTAAAAGATTATATTGTGGTCTGTTTAAATAGAAGTTAAACTTAACATCTCTTAAAGCCTTTTTATACTCATTATATAAATTTTGAGCATTTCCATAAAGAACATCCTTTACTTCTTCTGACAATCCATGTCCTGGATTGTTTTTCATGAAATCTTCAACTTCTTCAGATTTAGAGTCTAATAAAAGCTCTCGGTCGAAATTCAGAAGTCTATTTAAAACATCATTTTCAAAAAATGATAATTCTGGTTTTACAGTATTTACTTGTACGTTTTGATTCATTTTTGTTTTTTATTTTTTTAATCCTAATTCTTCAACTAAAAGATTCAAAGATTCTAATTTATCTTTAGCCTCACAGTATTGACCAACCCATCTATCATGTTCACTTAACAAATCAGAGTGTTCTCCGATTGCTGCCAAATTTGAGTTTGATAAATACAAAGCTAAATTTGCTTTTGATTCTTCCATTTGAGCCTCATACTTTTTAGTAAGAGCACTGATATAAGTTTTTGATATATTCATAATTATTTATTTTTTATTTTAGAAAGTAAATTCTTCAGTACCATCAGCCTTTTGTTGTTGATAAAGCAACTCTATTTGATTAGCTTTTCCAACTTTCTCTACTCCATATTTAGTGATTAAAGCTGAAAAAGTTGATAAATCTGGTTTAATCATTTTGATTTTTCCGGATTCTGTTTCAATTGAAATTTTATCAATTTCTTGCTCGATTAGAATTGAAATAGATTCTTCATCAAATACATTGAAAAGATCCTCATTAACTGAAACTAACAACTCCTTATTTAGGAGGAAAGCATATTGATCAGCCAATTTAGATATTTTGATTAATTGTTTTTGTTTTTCCGAACCAACAAATTGGAAACCAACTGAAATCGGAAAAGCTTTTTTGTTGAAAACATTGAAGAACTCTTTTTGAGTGTCCTCAGAAACTTCGTAAAATTTACTCATTTATGATTTTTTATTTTTATATTATAAGAGAAAGTGAAAAGTTTGTTTAACCTTTCCACATCCAAAATGTGAAAGAAATTAATCCAATCACTGAAATAACTGGAAGAATGATTCGATATATGATTTTATTAATCTCAACAGAATCTAATTGTTTATACCCAATAACAATCAGATATGAATATTTATCAACCTTTTTAATTGGTTCATAAAAGTCATACAATTCAGAAATACCTATTGAATTTAGAAAAGCAGATAACTCATTAATGTAATCTCTAATGTAATTTTGAGCTATTTTATCAATATCTTCCTTTCTTAAATTATAAGGTTCCTCTACCAAATTAGTAGGTATATTTAAAACGGTATACATTCTATCAGCATTATCAATTCTCATATTGAAATCTCCCTGAAGGCGAACTTTATTCTTACGAATAGAAGATTTATAAGAAAAAAATAATCTCAAATCTTTTAAAATACTCATATATATTTATATATCAAAAAGTATCAGATGTTGATATTTTTTTAAACTGAACATCTAATTTAGAATAATCAACCGAATAGAATCCATTTTTATCTATAACTAGAGCATGTTCAAACGGAGTATTTAATAACTCTTGAGCAATAACACCTTGGTAAATAATCCTTGGATTGAATGTGTATGTAAAGTGATAAATATTTATACCACTAATAGATTGACCAACTTTCTTCAATATATTTTTAAGTCTTTTATCTGAACGACTTGTACTTGGAGCATTTCCCGACGAATTCAATTGATTTTCTTTAACTGAAAGTAAATAATTTTTCAAAGCTCCTTTAGAACCAACAACACTTGATATATCTGCTAGTAAAGCTGTCATTCCATCTATTTTTTCAGCTAAAATTTGACCTTCTGTTTTTTGTTTTGTTCCGGTTGTTGTCACTTTCATTGGTGTTGCGGTTGGAGAAGTTTCTTTTTTACCTTCAAAATCTTTAATTAATTCAGCAAATATTCCACCCTTTTCTTCTATCTTAGTCAGAACACTTTCTAACATATCAGGATCCATAAGTGAAAGCAAGATGACGTTATTAGACATACTCTTAACCAATCCAAGTTTCTCAACATCTAAGTCTTGAATAGAATTTGAGAAAGAACTCATAGCTGAACCTAACTTCTCAAATGCCATTGCTAATAAAGTTATATTAGAAACTGCTTGCTCTAGTGGACTTTTACCACCAAATAAAGTACTTATCGAACTCACAATGCCACCGGAACCTAAATCATCAAAATTTAACATACCCAATATAGACTTAAATTTCTGAAGAGCATATATTGTACCATCTATCCACTCAGGTTTTGGATACTTAGTATAATCTCCTTTAGCAAAAGCTTCCGCAACATGACCAACTGATTTAGCAAGAGATATAAGAGCTGAATTTGAATCCATTCCAACCAATGACTTTAGAGATTCCATAAAAGTTTTACCACCTAACATATTCTGGAATCTATTCAAAGCATATTGTATTCCATCTATCCAAGATTTAGAAGGATAACTTTGAAATTTACCCTTTGAGAATACTTGATCCAATTGAAGAATACCCTCGGCTAATTTAATCACAGTTGATTTACCTCCAACTCCAAAAAAGTTGCCAATAGCTTCACCAATTGCAGCAAACATACTTTGTTTACCTACCAAGTCACTCATTTTCTCAAGAGCATACATTGAACCATCAACCCACTCTTTCTTAGGATACTTTTCATATTTACCCTCACTAAATATTTTATCAATTTTAACTATTGACTCTGCCAGTCCAATAATCTTCAAAATTCCAAAAATTAAATCTCCAAATCCTACATTTTTTCTTATATCTTTAATTAAACTGGCAAATTTATTGATAGTCATTGTCACACCTCTTTGCCACATCTCATTTGGATATTTCCGATATTTACCACTAGTAAACACTTTATCAATTAAATAAATCACACCAACAATCAATAATATTGAAATTGTACCCAGGGTAATTAAAGGTAAAGCTAATGCTAATACAGATGACATTATGGCAAACTTACCTATCAACATCATAGTTGAATTAACCCATTCGTCAGGTGGATAAACCTTGTAGGAACCCATTTGAAATATTTTATCAATAGCAACTATTGAACCACTAATAATCAAAGCGGTGGCAACTCCCAAAAGAACTATTGGAGCTATTATACCAAGTAAAACGGCCATTGCCGCAAAACTTCCAAGTGCCAAACCAACACCCATTGACCAACCAAATGTTGGATATTTTTCATAACTACCAGCCCCAAGAATGTATGAAACCGCAACAATTGTTGCAGCTATTATAACAATAACAGCCAGTCCCATATAAAATGTTGGATTCATCAAGAATGTACCCAAAAGAACCGCGGCAATTCCAAATAATCCTATACTTATAACTGTTCCAATTGACCACATTAATGGTGGATAGTTAGTATAATTACCAGCTGATATCAAATGTGAAGTAATCATAATTGTTGTCGCTATGACCACAATTGATATACCACCTTGAATGTAGTCTTTTACACTTCCTAACTTTATAACTAACCAGTTTACTAAGGTAAATGCCGCGATTGCCAATCCTGAGAATAAACTCCAAAATAATCCTGGATAATTACTATAATTACCCTTGGAAATCATCCAAGAACTCAACATTATAGTGGTTGCCATTATAACAATTGAAGCACCACCCTGAATATAATCTTTTGTAGTTCCAAGTTTATTAACAATTTTAACCGCTAAAGCCAAAGCAATAACTGATACTGAAAGACTAATTGATAAAAATAGAAACTTTGCAATAGTTGAAAAAGAAACTGGTTTTAGACCCATCATTAACCATGATGCACCAACTACAGCAGCAGTCAAAGCTAATAGAACAAGTGTTCCCATACCAATCTGTTTTAAAGTTACACCCTCTACACCTTTCATAAGTGGTTTCACAGCGTAAGCCAAGATAACAAAAGTTGCAGAGATTAGAATAGCAGTCAATGCTTGAAATAATCCAATTGGTACTATGGACTGAAACATTTTAGAAGTCTCTACTATGGCATAACTTAAAGCAATCAACACTACTGGCATTAAAAATGCTGCAACTACTGCATCACCAGGTGAAATATCTTTGAATGCTGAAATCAATTTACCTAAACCATATGAAACAACTCCGAATGCAGCTGCAATTAAAACAACCGTAAGAGCTTGAAATAAACCTATTGGTTGAACACCTTGTAAAACAACAGAAGAAAGTGCAATTGCAACACTAACAGCTAATAAGACTAAAGGTAAAACTAAAGATGCCTTTAGTGCATCAGATGCCTTAATGTCTTTAAAAGCTCTTAGTAAATTACCAAGACCGAAAGCAGCCGCTCCAAAAGCCGTAGCTATGAAAATAACAGTCAATGCCTGAAACAAACCAATCGGAACTACTTTGGTTAATACTCTTGAAGCCAACATGATTGCAATAGATAAACCAACAACTGATAATCCTATCATTAGAACCTTACCTGGCGTTAAATCTTTTATTTGTGCCATCTTTTCAAATGCGAAAGCGATCATCGGAAGAGCAACTGAAATAGCCAAAACAGATTTCCAATCCACAGTACCGATTAATTTGAAAGCTAATCCAATCGCCAAAACAGCACCAGCAATAAGAACTATCACAGATATTCCATCTTTTAACATTTTTTTATTATTTTCCTTACCTGCTCCTTCGAAAACATTCATCGAACTATCTTTCTTCTCTTTCTGGAGTTTTATAATGGTTTGAGTATCATCTAAAATCTTTTTATTATCATCTTTTAGTTCTTGTATTCCTTTCGTAATCTTTTTCAAATCTTCTCCAAAATTACCAGATTGCATGGCAGTAGCAGTGGGACTTTTAGCCTCTTTATTTTTATTCAGAGAATCGGTTAACATCTCTAAAGCGATTGAAAGGTTGTCTAATGCTGCTAATAATTGTTTATCCATTTAATTAACTTAATCTTGTAGAGTATATATAAATTATGATATCATTCTTAATATATAAGAATATGAAAAATAGAAATAACATTATGACATTCAAGAAATTCATTTCTTATTTCAAATTAACCGAATCTCTTAAAGAAGCTAGGTTAAATCAAATCTTAGATAAAATCTCTAAAAAGGTTACATTATCTAAGACTGAACAAGATTTTTTAGATAATTATGACCAAACATCAGAAGACGATATGATGGATTACAGGATGTTGTCTAAAGAATCCACCTTTACTAAAATATCCAATCTTTTAGAAGATGGAAAAAAAGTCATTTGCAATCTAGTTGATAGAGATGGTAAAATTGGAATTCAAATTGTTAAAATCTATAATAGATTTGATGATGAAACTTGCATCATGACACTAAAAAATGGAGAAAAAGTTAAATTACAAGATAATATACTTTACAATATAATTTACAATACAAATAAAGATGAATGGTCCTTAGAAATGGAAGATGAGTTTTTTGAAAAATTACCAGTAAAAAATGATTAAATCTTGGAAACAATTTAATGAAAGAAATGTTCCAATTGGTGATCAAACAGTAGGCGGAGCTAGTGGTGGAACAACTGCTCCAGTTGGACCAATGGGTCCGAATTATGGTTCTATCAAACTTAGAAATAGTACAATTTCAACAGATGATACTGAAGTAATCTATTCGGAAATAGATTCAAGAATCTACACATATGATGATTATCAACAAATTTATCAAGATTATTTAAAGAAAGGTGGAAAACCTTTACACGGATTCACACAAGAAAATCTTATAAAAGTCTTGACTTATTAAACTCCATAAATTGGAATCTTCCCATTTACACCGTTAACGGTAACACATAACCAAAAAGCTGGACGACAAATATTCCCAGGATAATCGGTATAAGTAGAAGATGTGCCAAGTGGATTACCAGATGAAGCAATTGATAATTGACAACTCGAAGATATTTTAGCACCATATCCGATAGCTATAGAATTTGAATACGTTGCTGATTGAGTTGGACCAGAACAAGCTCCCAAGAATGTATTATAACAAGAAGTAAAATTAAGACTCACACCAATTGCATTTCCAATTAAAACACTTGAAACACCATCAGCAAACTCAGCTGTACGATCACCTATTGCAATACCTAAACTGGTACAAGTGTATCTAGCGGCCCCAGATCCAATAAAAATATTATTACTTAAACCACTAAAACTACTACCAGCTAAATATCCAATCACAACGTTTCCATCACCACTAGTATTTGCAGATCCTGTATCCTGTCCTATAAAAACATTACCATTACCAATCGTGTTGGAACAACCACTTCTATAACCAGAAAATACATTACCAAAACCAGTTGTATTTTTAGCACCATTATCAGATCCGATAAAAACGTTAGAGTTTCCAGTTGTTGTCAAACAACCTGATTTATATCCAATAAAAACGTTCCCATTACTGGATGTTGCTGAGTATCCAGAAAAGGCACCTAAAAATGTATTGCAACTACCAATGGTCATGGTGTAAGCAACACAATCACCTATAAATATGTTATAAATTCCAACTGTATTTGGAGCTGCACAACGACCTATAACTATACTTGAAGTAGCAACAGTGCTGTTTAACATCGCATCCTTACCTAAAGCTATTACACCATCAGCGTTTACCAGGTTTTTACCTGCGTTAGCACCAGATAATAGTGAACTATTTACCACAGAACTTGCAGAAGCTGCCCCAAAGCCAACAAAGACATTACTTGTACCAGTATTTAAGGTTGGTTTTTCAAGTATAGTAATTGTTGAAGTAGTACTATCAGAACTTAATGACGGAACTCTACCACTTTGAAGACCAAAACTTTCTAAAGTTCTATATTTTGTAAAGCCTCCATTATCATCCCAAACTAAAATGTAATCTGAATTACAACTAGATACAGTACCAAGTTGTAAAGAATTTTCGATATAAGCCGCATTTATTGAATATGTTGTCATATAGTTTATTTAATTTTATTGTCCATAAGGTATCGCAAACCAAAAAACATCACTAGTAAAAGGTATTGATGAGTTTGAATTAACTAAAAATCCAGTTGATAATTTATTTTCAACAGTCCAAGTTCTAGCTTCCTCACCCGTAATTTGAACTCCATAACTTGTATCTGGAAATGCCGTTGAGAAAGTAACTCCATATTTCAAATTTCCCACACCTGAGAAAGAAGCTCCTGAAATAAAACTTGATTTATTTGTAGATGAAAGACTTCTATATCCCAATTGTTTTGTTGTTGAGTTCCAAGTGACAACATTTGTATCTGCACTGTTAGTAAGACCATAAATTGAAACTGTTCCAGTATCGGAAACTGACACCAAATCATTACCAATTATATCCTGTATTGAAAAAGTTCCAGTTATAGTATTCTTTATACCATAATCGCTTAATGTAATTTCCTCAATTGTAGCGGAAGGTGCCGAAGCATATCCCAAACTTAAACTATGAGTATATGCAAATACATCAGAAACGATACCATTTACAGTATCTTCTACTGACATATAAGCATAATCTGATTGAACAGAAATTTGATTAAAATAACCATT